GTATATTTTGCAGCAGTAACAGGAATTATGTTATATAGCCAATTTGATGTAAAGGATTTAAAAGGAGGGAATAAAGCCACAATGGCATTTGTAGATAACCCAGCATTTTAAATATTTTTAAAAAAATGATAAAAATATTTAAGAATTTTCATTGGTTAGATTAGGTATTAAGTCGAGATTTATTATTTTGGTTTTCTTATTAATAGATTTTTTACTAGTAATAAATTTTTTAAATATATCGTTTGATAATTGTTCTTGTGGAATAGCATTATGAATAGAACGAGCAATCATTTTATACAGTTTAAATTCAGGGTATCTTTCCTCTCCATCATTTTTATATAATATGTTTCTTCCTTTATCGTCTAATAACCAAGTATAAATAAGTGCAGCAATTTTATTTTTCTTTATAATTTGTTTGGTTTCAGTAACATCTTCAATAAAAAAATCAAATATACAACAAGCTAACCTACATAAATCAAAACTAGGATTTGGTTCTAGACGAGGTTTATTGGAATCAAAATAAGGTTCACAATTATATTGAGAAGCAGCATCTCCTTTGGGATGAAAGCTATCGCTACACATAATTTTGCCATTGTATTTATAAATGGCTCTTCCATAATCAATAATTTTATAAAGTTTACCGTATGTAGGCACTTTATAATGAACCCCATTAAAAAGATAGTGTAAAAATTGTTTATCTGTTGGAATATACATAATATTATTAGTATGTAAATCATTATGGGTAAAAGAAAAGGTTTTTTGGTAAACGGATAAAATAATAATCACTTGAAATAAGCAGGAAATCCACTCATTATTATCAATTAAATCATTTTCCATTAAATAATCAAGCGTATTTTCACACTTTTCCAAGCATATTACTTGAATTGGGAACTCATTAATTTTACAATATACATCTTCTTCTTCAGAACAATCGGAAGAACTACAATCATCCGAAAATTGCTCGTTATTATCATTAGTATCTGAATCTTGTAAAATAGTTGTATTGGAACTTTTAGAACTACAAGATGAATCATCTGAATCATTTTTTTCAGGTAAAATAGTATTATATATACACACTTCACTTAAATCAACTACAATAGGATTGTCATTTTCGGATGTAAACAATTTAAAATCAATATCAGTTAAGTCATCTGTATTAATTAATTCCAATTTTTCATTAATAATTAATTTTTTTTTATTATTTCTTGAGTCAATGTTAAAAATACTTTCATATTCTTTATTATCAATAAAAAATAGTTTATTTGTATTTTCATGGAAATAATTACTTTCATTTAAATAGGAAAAATCATCAACAATATTATATAAAAAATTATTTTGTATTCCTAAGTAAGAACCATAATAGTCTATACCATGTATAAAGTTATGATGATGTAATAATTGACTAGATAAATAAGTAAAAAATCCATCTACATATGAATTGTTATTTTTGTCAATTAATTTAGGAATACATTGTTTATGATTAAATAAATTGGGTAATGTAGTAATTGAGTTAAAAGAGGAGTCATATTTACCAGTTAAAAGTTTAAGAGGATCTAGTAAAGGAGAATACTTACAAAAAACTTCTGTTTTTTTAAGATTATTGGAAATATCTATAATTTGAGCATTAAGAATATTACGGGATTGAGTATTTATTAAAAAGTGGAAATGGTATTTATGATTTAAATTGATATTGTTAAAATTAGATTCATTTAAAGAGAAAAAAGATTGATAAAGGGGAATATAATTTTGTAGAGATTTCAGTTCTAAATTGGAGTTTTCTAATTCCCTAAATAAATGTTCATTTTTATTTTTTTTGTAATACAAAGAAAAAGACATCTTTATATCAATAATCTAAATTTTAAAAAACATTTAAACTAATTTTTCGTAAATCATTTAAATTTATTTTCTTAAAAAATAATAGTTATGACTTTAGATTTAAAGAAGTTTGATATGAAAAATATTAGTTTCCGTCCTGATGAAAATAAAGGCCCTGTGATAGTTTTAATAGGAAGAAGAGATACAGGTAAAAGTTATTTAGTAAGAGATTTACTATATTATCATCAAGATATACCGATAGGGACAGTAATATCTGGAACAGAAGCTGGAAATGGTTTTTTTAGTGCACATGTGCCAAAATTATTTATACATGATGAATATAATTCAGCAATTATAGAAAATATACTTAAGCGGCAGAAGACAGTTTTAAAACAAATCAAAAAAGAAATGGAAGCATATAAGCGGACGAATATAGATCCGAGGGCTTTTGTTATATTAGATGATTGTTTATATGATAATAAATGGACGAAAGACAAATTGATGAGATTATTATTTATGAATGGTAGACATTGGAAAATCATGTTAGTAATAACAATGCAATATCCGTTGGGTATACCTCCCAATTTAAGAACAAATATAGATTATGTATTTATATTGCGTGAGCCTTATATAGCAAATAGGAAAAGAATTTGGGAAAATTATGCGGGAATGTTTCCTACTTTTGAATCCTTTTGCCAAGTAATGGATCAATGTACAGAAAATTTTGAATGTTTAGTTATTAATAATAATGCAAAATCAAATAAATTGAATGATCAAATTTTTTGGTATAAAGCTCAGAATCATAGTAATTTTAAATTAGGTTCAAAAGAATTTTGGGAATTATCTAAAGATATTAATAGTGATGAAGAAGATGAATTATATGATCCTAATAGTGTTCAGAAAAAAGGAGCAGGACCAAAAATTAGCGTAAGAAAAAATAAATGGTAAAAGACATTATCTTTTTAAATATTTAACCCATTTTTGATATTCTTCATCTTTTTTTCTTTGGTTTTCTAATTCTCTCTTTTTTACTATTTCTTGGTCTCGATTCATTTGATCAAGTATTCTTTTAACACAATTTTCATAACGGATATGTTTAGGTCTTTCTAATTGTTCTTTTTTATATTCTTCAATTTCTTGGAAATGTAAATTGACCATTTCAAGATGGAATTTAGAATCTATATTTGTTAAATCTAAGTCCATAATACCATTATATCCGGAAATTATAAGTTCTTTCATTAAAAAATACTAATAATTTATTTTTAATTTAATTTTCAAAACCACAATTCTTACATACCCACCAAGTCTCTGGATAAGGACCATCATCTCTTTCTCTTTCAAAATCATGTTTTCCATTTTTTCTAACACATTCTCTCTTAATATCATCATCAATTTCTATTATATCTTGTTCGTATTTTTGTATTTCCCTTTGTAATTCCATTATTTTTCCCCTAATTTCCTTTTTTGCAAATTCTTGTTTTTCAGAACCTCTAATCATTTATATAATATATAAAATTACATTTAAATATTATATTTTATTATTTACTCTTCTTTTTGTTCTCCTAGGTTAAATGTTACTGTATTCTCTGTTAATTGACTTAAACCTTTATCTGTATTTTGATCGGTTACAATATTTTCTCCTTCAAATAACTCTTTTCTTACATCCTCTAAAGTTGCATTTTCCCCCATTGCTCCTTCTTGTGTATTCATATTTGCGACTGAAACTAACTCACCTTCTTTAGTAATAGATTGTGTTAATTTATTTCCACTCTCTTCTGCCTTCTTTTTATTATCTTCAATTGCCTTCTCCTTTGCTTCTTTAACTCGCTTGTCAAACTCATCCTTAGCCTTTTCTTCATTCTTCTTCTTCTCACTCATTAGCTCGTTCAAAGTCTCTTCCATATATTCTACTCTTCCAGTCTTATATGCTTCTGGATGGAAAGGAACCCACATGCCTACTGGTCCCACATAAACATCGTGGTTAGGATCAGCTTGTCTGAGCATTTTACATCTCAATTCAGCCTCTTGTTGAGTTGGGAATACACCTCTTACTTTTATGCCACGAATAGATGTTTGAAATTTAAATTGTTCATCGAATTTCTTTTGTAATTCCTCTTCATTCTCGTCCATAAAATTTTTATATTCATCTTCTAATGTAGTTGCTACTAAATTATCTTTTTCATCTTTAGAAAATTCTTTAAAATCATTAGTTAATTTTTCAAAATCAACATGGTATTTAAAAGAGATGAAATTTAAAAATTGAAGAAATTTTTCCATTGATTTAGAAAAATCCCACTTTTTTAAAAAATGTTCAAAAAAATACATTTCTTTTTGTTTTAAGATTTGTTCAGGAGATATAAATGACAAACAGGCAAATTTTTGACCTGCAATTGGTTTATCTTCGTCCAATAAATCTACATATTTAGGATTTTCTGTTCCATCTGCATTTTTTTGTAGTGTAACACCCTCCGGTGGTTCATTAGGATTGACAGGTTTAGAAAAACTCATTATAAATATTTATAATATTAATATTTAAGTGTTTTTACGAACTTTAATTATATTTATTTTTTTTCTTTTTTATTTATATAACTATGACAGGTGGAATGTTAGATTTAGGTGAACTCGTCAAGAGAGCTATCAAATATCTTGTTGAAGGCCTTATGGTTGCTATCGCAGCCTATGCCATCCCAAAGAAAGCACTTAATTTAGATGAAGTGGCTCTTATTGCTTTAACTGCTGCTGCCACATTTAGTATCCTTGATACTTATGTACCAAGCCTAGCCGTTGGAGCTCGTTCTGGTGCCGGTTTCGGTATTGGAGCTAACCTTGTAAAATTCCCAGGTGGATTTTAATTAAATAAATAATAATATTTTCATTTGTTATATGAATATATTATTTTATATTTTTATTATTTATTTGTTACTTATTATCATCTCCCCTATTCGGTATATTCAGTTTTTACCCACTATTCCTATTTATCCTAATTCGGAGAAAGAAGTTTTGTTAGTGGAAAAGCAAGTTAAAGTAAGGAATCAACATGATATAGATTATTTTTATTTAACTGATACAAGTGTTAGTCATGCTTTTACTTCTATAGTTCCATTATCTATTGAAGAAATTGATTCTATGATTACACAGTTAG